CCCCGAGAATGGACAAGTTGATTCGTAAGATAAGTATCGGTAAAGATTATAAGAATGACGCTATGCACTATGCCGTGGGGCAAGAAGTGTATGGTGGTCATACTATCTGTGATATATTAGAAGAAAATGATAAGTATTCTGTTTATATACAGAAAGGAAACGAAGTTATACCCTGGAAAGATTTTAACAAGAACATGGCTATATCTGTAGAGTATAACTTAGAGTATAAGTAAATGAGAGGTATTTACACTTTTGTTGTAAAGCCAAAGGGAGAAAGATACAACAATAAAAAGAAAGTTGGCGAAAAAGAACTTATATTAAATACAGAAGTATATAATCATCAATACGTAAATAGAGAAGCTATTGTCACAGCAGTGCCTATAGCTCTAGAAACAAAAGTGAAAGTAGGTGACACGGTTATTGTTCACCACAACGTTTTTAGAAGGTGGCATAATCAACATGCTGTAGAAAAGAATAGCGCGAGTTATTTTGATGAAGATATATACATAGTTCCTCCAGATCAAATATTTGCATATAACGATGGAGATGGATGGAAACCACTAGGAGGATTTTGTTTTATACAACCTTTAAAAGAAACTAATCCTTTATACACTAATAAAGAAAGACTAATAGGAATCGTTGTTTATTCTGATGGAACAATTAACGAGGGTGATTTAGTTCGTTTTAAACCGCTTGGTCAATATGAATTCATTATTGATGGTAAGAGGCTTTATAGAGTTAAATTAAGACACATTACAATTAAATATGAATATCAAGGAAACGAAGAAGAATATAATCCAAGCTGGGCAGAGAGCAGTGGAAGAGCTGATTAAAGTTGCTAAAGAACCTATTGTAGATTCAGACGACGACATATCAGCTGATAGATTAAAGAACGCTGCAGCTACTAAAAAACTAGCTATATTTGACGCATTCGAAATACTTAACAGAATTCAAGAAGAAGAAAACCTACTTGAGGGTAAAACACCTGAGGAGAAAAAGGAAAAAGTCTTTAAAGGATTCGCTGAAAGTAGATCTAAGTAATGTACGAGCAAAGTTTAGTTAAAACAATAGAACCTATTAAGAAAACTACTATTAGTCGTCTTAATAAAACTAAAAAATGGAAATATGGATACAATAAAGAGCATGATGTTATCGTTATATCAAAAACTGGACAAATTGGTGAAATACTTGAAATCCAAAATCTGCGAATTGCGTTGCCAAAAGTGCCAGGGCAAGTGCATGAAAATGAGTTAAAGAAATGGGTTAAACAAGAGTATCCTAAAGAATTAAAAAATATTAAAAATATTTTTGACTGGAGAACTTATCCAGATGAACAAAAAGACCAATGGTACGATTATATAGACGAAGAGTTTAACAGAAGAGACAATGGGTTTTGGTTTATGAATGGTAATAAACCAACATATTTAGTGGGAACTCATTATATGTATTTACAATGGAGTAAGATCGACGTAGGTGCTCCAGATTTTAGAGAAGCAAATAGACTTTTCTTTATATTCTGGGAAGCTTGTAAAGCAGATAAAAGATGTTATGGTATATGTTATCTAAAGAATAGACGTTCAGGATTTTCTTTCATGTCATCTGCAGAAGCAGTTAATCTAGCAACAATGTCTAGTGATAGTAGGTATGGAGTATTATCAAAGACTGGTGCTGATGCAAAAAAGATGTTTACAGATAAAATTGTACCTATTAGTATAAATTATCCATTCTTTTTTAAACCGATTCAAGATGGTATGGATAGACCTAAAACAGAATTAGCATACAGAGTTCCATCAACAAGATTTACAAGAAAGAAAATAACATCTAATGAAAAGTTAGAAGAACTAGAAGGATTAGATACAACTATAGATTGGAAAAATACTGGTGATAATAGTTATGATGGTGAAAAACTAGCGTTATTAGTACATGATGAAAGCGGTAAATGGGAAAGACCTGATAATATTTTAAATAACTGGAGGGTTACAAAAACATGTTTACGATTAGGTAGTAGGATTATAGGTAAATGTATGATGGGATCAACCTCAAACGCATTAGATAAAGGTGGAGACAATTTTAAAAAACTATATAACGCATCCGATGTCACTCAAAGAAACAGAAATGGTCAGACGAAGTCTGGTTTGTATTCTTTGTTTATCCCAATGGAATGGAACTACGAAGGATTTATTGACGAGCACGGAATTCCAGTATTCACTACTCCTGACAGCGATGTGCTCGCCCCAGATGGAGAGTTAATAGACGTTGGTGTAATAGATAATTGGCAAAATGAGGCTGATGGTTTAAAATCAGATCAAGACGCTTTAAATGAATTTTATCGTCAATTTCCTAGAACTACAGAGCACGCGTTTAGAGATGAAACAAAGAATAGTATATTTAACTTAGTTAAATTATATGAGCAGATAGATTATAATGAAGAACTAGGAAATACACTAGGAATAACAACTGGTAATTTTCAATGGATTAACGGGGTAAAAGATTCTCAAGTAATGTTTTATCCAAATCCTAAGGGTAGATTCCACGTTAGTTGGGTTCCTAAAATTGAATTACAAAATAGAATTACTATTAAAAATGGTATAAAATATCCCGGAAACGAACATATGGGTGCTTTTGGTTGTGATAGTTACGATATTAGTGGAACGGTAGATGGTCAAGGTTCAAAAGGGGCTTTACACGGATTAACAAAGTTCTCCATGGAAGATGCTCCACCAGGACAATTTTTTTTAGAATACGTGGCTAGACCACAGACAGCGGATATATTTTTTGAAGATATATTAATGGCATTAGTATTTTACGGAATGCCAATGCTTGCAGAGAATAATAAACCTAGATTACTTTATTATCTTAGAAGAAGAGGTTATAGAGGATTTAGTATGAATAGACCGGATAAAGTATGGAATAAATTATCCGTCGCAGAAAAAGAAATAGGTGGAATACCTAATTCAAGTGAGGATATAAAACAAGCTCACGCAGCAGCTATTGAAATGTACATACAAGAAAAAGTAGGACAAGTTAAAGAAGGAGAGTATGGTAACATGTATTTTAATAGAACATTAAACGATTGGAGTAAGTTTGACATAAACAAAAGGACTAAGTATGATGCAACGATTAGTTCTGGACTAGCAATTATGGCTTGTAATAGACATTTATATAAGCCTAACCCAAAGATAGAAAAACCTCCGATTGATATAAGTATTGCTAGATACAACAATAGAGGATCAAATTCAAAAATAATTAAACGATAATATGGCAGAGTCTGTACATAAAAATTTTCCTTCTCAAGTTGTTAGTGATTTAGAAAAGATTACTAACGATTATGGGTTAAGAGTAGGTAAAGCAATAGAGCTCGAGTGGTTCGACGGTTCTTCTACTCATAGGTATTCCCATTCACAGAGGAAATTTCATAATTTAAGGTTGTATGCTAGAGGAGAGCAATCTATACAAAAATATAAAGATGAATTATCTATTAACGGTGATTTGTCTTATCTTAACTTAGATTGGAAACCAGTTCCAATTATACCAAAGTTTGTAGACATAGTTGTTAACGGTATGGCAAATAGAGGTTTCGATATAAAAGCATACTCACAAGATCAATACGGAGTTTCTAAAAGAACAGAATATATGGAGAGCATGATAGCTGACATGCAAACCAAAGAATTTAACGAAGCTGCAAAACAACAGTTAAATATCGATATGTATGAAAACGATCCAGCTGAATTACCAGATACAAAAGCTGAATTAGAATTACATATGCAGCTAAACTATAAACAAGCAGTTGAGGTTGCAAATGAAGAAGCTATAAATACATTATTAGATGGTAGTAAATATGATTTAATAAGACGAAGATGTTTAGAAGACTTAACAGTATGCGGTATAGCAGCAACTAAAACCACGTTTAATTGGAGTGAAGGAGCTAAAGTAGAATACGTTGATCCTGCAAATTTAGTCTATTCTCATACGCACTCCCCTTATTTTGATGATATATATTATGTTGGAGAGGTTAAAGAGGTTCCTATAAACGAAATAGTTAAAGAATTTCCACATTTAACACATGAAGACTTAAAAGATTTACAGAAAAAACACTCCCATTTTCAACATGGGAAAATTATTGATAGTGAAAATGATAACAACAAAATAACTCTTTTATATTTTAACTATAAAACATACATGAATGATGTGTATAAAGTTAAAAAATTAAGTTCTGGTGCAGAAAAATCTATAAAAAGAGATGATACTTTTAAACCACCAGCTGATGCGGCAGATTATTCTAGAATACAAAGATCTGTAGAATGTCTTTTTGAGGGTGTTAAAGTTGTTGGTTCTGAAAAAATGTTAAAGTGGAAAAAAGCTGACAACATGATGAGGACTAAAAGTGATTTTAACAAAGTTAAAATGAATTACTGTATAGTTGCTCCTAAAATGTATAATGGTAAAATAGAATCACTTGTAAGCCGAATAACTAGTTTTGCCGATATGATACAGTTAACTCATCTAAAACTCCAACAGGTGTTATCTAGAATGGTTCCTGATGGTGTTTATTTAGATATAGATGGTTTAGCTGAAGTTGATTTAGGTAATGGAACAAATTATAACGCTCAAGAAGCCTTAAACATGTTCTTTCAAACTGGATCAGTTGTTGGTAGATCGTTTACTCAAGAAGGTGATCAGAACCCAGGAAAAATTCCTATACAAGAAATTTCAAATGGAGCTGGTGCTGGTAATAAATTACAAGCACTTATAGGTAACTATAACTATTATCTACAAATGATTAGAGACGTAACTGGTCTTAATGAAGCTAGAGACGCTTCAACTCCAGATTCTAGATCATTGGTTGGTATACAAAAACTTGCAGCTGCTAATTCAAACGTAGCAACTAGACATATACTAGATGCTGGATTATTTTTAACTGTTGAAACAGCTGAACAATTATCTTTAAGAATATCTGATATTATAGAGTATTCACCAACTAGAGATGCTTTTATACAAGCTATTGGAGCTCACAACGTAGCAACGTTAAGTGAAATGTCTGAATTACACCTTTATGACTTTGGTATATTTATAGAGTTAATGCCAGATGAAGAAGAAAAACAAATGTTAGAAAACAACATTCAAATGGCTATACAGCAAAAAAGTTTAGATGTAGATGATGCTATTGATGTTAGAGGTGTTAGAAACCTTAAGATGGCTAATCAACTTCTTAAATATAAAAAGAAAAAGAAATTAGAGAGAGACCAAGCTATGCAACAACAAAACATTGAAGCACAGGGTAAATCTCAACAAGAAACAGCACAAGCCACAGCTCAGGCTGAAATGCAGAAAGAGCAAGCAAAAACTGAGGCGGCTATGAAAATAGAAGAACAGAAAAACGGTATGAAAATACAGTTCATGCAAAAAGAAGCTGAAATGAAGATGAAGTTAATGGATCATGAGTTTCAAATTAACATGAAATTAAGAGGTATTGATAACCAAGCTTCTCAAGAAAAAGAAAGCAATAAAGAAAATAGAAAAGACGAAAGAACAAAAATACAAGCTAGTCAACAAAGCCAACTAATCGACCAAAAGAAAAATGAAACGACTCCAAAAAACTTTGAGTCAGCTG